TAGAAATAGAAATAAGAGAGAAGGAGTACGAGATATCTATGTGAACAATAGGAGGGTGGGTTATACCTGCGACCATTGTGGCACAAACAAGATTGGGCTTTTGTACAAACTTAGGGGTAGGATAGGAGCTTACCTTATTAGTAAGGGTTTAAAGTCCGTCTAGAGTAAGATAAAATCGGCGAAATTTGACGCCCTACTTTAAGGGTATATACTTGTGGAACTGTGATAGGGAAAGTAGTGATTTATTCTACGTCTAGTTGTAAGTACTGCGTTAAAGCTAAGGACTTTTTTAATAAAATCGGGCGAGAATTTGAAGAAGTTAAGTTTGAGGATTCGCCTTTAGAGTTTCAGAAAATCGCAGATGAGGTAGGGGCTATGACAGTCCCTATTATTCGTATTGGTTCCCAAGTTATCGTTGGATGGAACCCCAACAAGGTAATGGAGGCTTTATAAAAAATACCGACCCTTTCGGTAATCGGCGTAAAAACTATTACTCTGATAGGGAAAATAGTTATTTAACTTTAGCTCGTATATCGGTACGAACTCTCTTTATTTTAAGCCATACTGCTTGTTTGTCAAGTAGTGTTTATGGGTGTTAATAACTCCCTACCAGATAGCATTGCAATATAAGGAGAGGTAGTATATAATGTGCTTATGAGAATAAAAAAGGTCTACGACGAAAAGGGGATGATTATCGCAATTCAAGAGATACTGAATAGCGATGGCTCCTCAATTCAAAAGATAAACGCTATTGATAGATTACTTTTGGGAAGAAAGGGAACTATGGGTGGCGGAAAAACAAAAGAGTTATACGGTCGTGCTCACTATGTGGATATGGTGAACAAGAGGTGGGCAACGGCAAGGTCGATAAAATCAACAATAAAAACACAATGACAATCAGCGAACTAAATAAACAAGCCGAAGAGAATTACAGAATTGCCAAACAAGAGATAATGTTCGCAGTTAGTGGTTTGATAGATACCGCCGAAGTGCTCATCGTTGCTCTAAAGAGCGAAAACCTCAAGGAGACAAAAGCCGAAGAGTACATGGATAAAGTCCAAGACCAAGAGCAAAAATGGGGAGAACCCAAAAAAGATGAATAAATACTTTGATAAATTAGTAGAACGCCCAGTTTTACTTACTGTGGTAGCAGTGTTACTCAACGTGGTGATATTTCTGAGTGGAGTGGCGTTGGTGCTATGGCTGGTTAAATTGATAATCCTCAGATGACAACTAAAGAATTAACAGGAGACGAAGTAAGGGTATCCGCGTCTTACTCACGCAAGGTTCAACTAAAGCAGTACGAACCATTAGATGTTAGTTGTTCGCTCACGGAAGTGTGTGGCCCCAAAGATGTAGAGAAAACATACGATAGGTTATTCCTGACTTGTAAGAACTTCGTAGATGAGAAAATCCTAATGGAATTGCCCCAGACATTGTTTGAATCAAAACTCTCTAATAAGGAAAAGGCAGAAAAAGGAAAGTTAGACTTTAGGCCAGAAGAGATAATAGATGACGAAGACGAAAGCGGAATAACAATAACAACATAATGGAAGACATAATAACTAAGAGCATAACTATCGGGCAACACATTGTTAAAGAGTTCCCCGACAACAAGCTACACAACATTGTAGACGCTGATGGGAAGACCAAATTCCAATTTTATGAGTCAAAGAAGGGGGGTGGCACTACGAAAGCGTGGCAACAATGGCAGGACTTTGAGTTGAAGGCTGGTATCAAGGTGGTGGCTGGGGTCAAAGAAATCCCAAAGAGCTTTAAGAACGCTGAGGGTCAGGAAATCCAGTACAAGCAGAGAACCATAGTCTACTTTGAAACCGATGGAGAGGGTGCTGTAAACACCCAAGAAGTAAAAACGCCACAAGTGGATAGGGCGTGGAAAGACGAAGTAGACAAGAGGCTTACTGATTTAGAGTTTGAGGTGTTTACGCCAAAAGGCGCGAAAGAAGAAATAAACACTGACGACCTACCTTTTTAATGGAAGACAGGATAGACAAGAGAAGTGCCGATAGCATCATAGCCTCGCTACAACAGTTATCTGAGGACAAGACCTATCGCATGGACAAAGACGAGTGGTTAGATGCTGCGTGGTATCTCAACTCTTTCTATCCGCTGGAGTCCAAGATACTCAACGGCATGAGGCAGGAAGTCGCAAGAGCCAAGCTAGACATACTCGGCTCGCAAGAGAAGAGAAGTCTAGCCCTCGCAGAAGTAGAGGTTGAGGCTAGCGATACATTCCGTCTAATGAAAGACCAAGAAGCTAAGATAGAGGCGATGAAGGAATACGTGCGTATCGCCAAGAAAAACGCAGAAGACACATTCTAATGAATACCAAATTAGTCATAGGAGCACATCGCAGACTCTTTAATAAAAGCCTTAAGGACGCTATGGCTAGTGCTGGCGTTGGGAACATGGAGATGGCGAGGGCGGTCGGCACTAACCCTGGGATTATTTCAATGATTGCCAACTTCAAGCACAATCCTACCGAGGAACAGAAACTTAAAATGGCGATTGCCCTCAACGTGACAGAGGATACGATATTCCCAGAGGGATATGATGCGATGTATAGGCGCATTGCTCCAATTAAAAGAGACGCATGGGTAGAAGTAGATACATTGAGGCTAGATACGCCCACCACGTTACAGCTCGAGGACCCCAATGCTACCGATGAAGTGGTGGGGGGCGTGGAGAATGCGCTACTTAGAGATTATATACGCAAAATGTTACCCTCCCTTGTGGAGAGAGAGCGAGCTATCCTGACCATGAGGTTCGGGCTAGACGGTGGGGATGCTTACGACTTGGAAAGCGTTGGTGCGCAATTCAACGTGACCAGAGAAAGAGTTAGACAAATTGAGGCGAAGGCTCTAGAAAAGTTACGCTTACATGAAAACGCAAAAGATTTAGTAGACTTCTAATGAATAAATTTGGCTACACATTTAATCCCCAGAGCAACACCGTAATGAAAAGGGTGAGAAGGTCTTTACACCTCTTTAAAAGAGATAATGCATGGACAGTAGACTCACACATGTTAGATGAATACCCGACAGCAAACTTTGAGTACCGAGAGATAGAGAACGGCTTTACCTACACGGCAAACGCCGAAAAGATAAGAAACGAAGGTCATTTAATAGATTATGGACACGGGCAACAGGTCGCTCTACCCGTAACAGATTGGACAATACAGCCATCCACACAAACTAAACTAATTTAATATGAGCTTAATAGATAAGAAATACTGTGCAGAATGTGGGGAAGAACTGAATGTGGTCAAGATACCCGCTGGTGGGTTGAGAGATGATGGTTTGGGTGAGTTGTTCATCCCCTCTTACGGGGTTTATGACAACTTTGATACCCAGACGGGGGAACGACAGTGGGCTTACCAATATGTCTGCCCTCTCAAAAAGAAGGATAGGGACGACCACACCGACTACATCCGCCACGAGGATACAAACACATATAAAGTTTATTGGACAATATGAGCTTAATAGATAACGAATTAAACCCAGAAGAAGAAGTGTCAAAAGCCGAAACAAAGAGGGATGAATTAAGAGTAGATGAAAGAACTATGAAAGACACAGAGATGAGACATAAACCCGATTGTGCAACTCACATGCATTGTGCGGTTTTCCACGCAGACGGTATCTGCCCTGGATACAAGAGTTGCGATTGTGGGGTAGAATCCCCCAAAGAGGTAGGAGAACTAGAGAAAGATTGGGAGAAGAGGTTTGATGAGTGTGCTAGGGGTATCATCCTGCTTGAGAGGGCGGATGAGTGGACAAACGAAACGGGCAGAGATGTTACTTTAGGCGATTTGCACGAAATGACCCGACCAATTTATGGCTTCATCCGCAAAACCCGCAAAGAAGCCCACGAACAAGGTAGATTAGATGAGCGAGAAGAAACGATGAAGATACTAAAAGTCGCCAGAGAACAAAGTAAAGTAATAGGTAGATTAGCAGGACTAGACGAAGCGATAGGGGCGATAAGCGATTGGGATAATGGTCAGACTGTTATAACCTCCATAGACACGGGAGAACCTACTCTCAATTGGATACTAGAACAGTTAGAAGCCCTAAAAGAGTCACAAAGAACGAACTACTATGAGGGTGACTACACTAACCCCCTCACGGGTGAAGCCCTAAAAGAGTCGCAAACTAAAGAGATAAAGGAATGAGAGAGTATGGCAAGATAACGAATAAAATCGTGAGGCTCATAGAAAAGAAGTATGACGTAGTACTGACTTTAGCTGACTTCCTACGAATTGACGTGATACTAGAGAAAGCCCTAAAACAATCTGAAGCCCTACAAGAAAGGCGAGAAAGAGGGCTGGGTGAGTGACGGCAAAGTAGTTAAAAGTTCAAATAAAACATTAAAGCAATGAAGATGGATAGGACTATTAGTGAGGCAGGGTGGCGTGCGAGTGATAGAAGTGGTGTTGGCTTCTGTATTGCTGTCCGTTGGCAAGAAGCGTAGGTTGGTTAGGTTAATCCTAGAAATCCCCAAAAAAGCTAATTAAGAAAGAAGATGGCAATAGATACTACGGAATACAGGGAAAAGTCCCCTACAGCACAAGTGTGGGACCTTATAGCTTCACAAATCCTTGAAAAGCGGAAGGTGTTTATGTGGTTCCAAAGTCGTAAAAAACTAATTAAGAAAGAAGATGGGAGATAGATACGAAATAGAAATAAAGTGTGCGGATTGTGGAGAGCTAAATGAGCATTGGCACGCAGAAAGTTCTGGGTCAATGAGTTTTACTTGCAAGAAGTGCCACAAGATAAACTGGGTGTATATAGGGTTTACCTCCAAGATAGTCAGCGAAGAAGAGGAAAGGGCGAGATACAAGGCAGAGGGATTTGCGAAAATCCCCCTAAAAAACTAATTAAGAGTAGACTAAGTAATGAGTAAGAAGATAAAAGATAACCACATAGACGCTTGGGCATTAGTAGAAGACGACAGACTTTGCCACTACTACACATTGGCCTACATAACACTCACTAAGCAACAAGCGGTAATAGAAAGGGATACCCACAATATGTATCCTCTCAACCATAAGATGCATATAGAGAAAGTCCGAATCATGTTTGCCCCCAAAAAGAGTCTAAAGACTAAGTAATGAAGAAGACTGTATTACAAAAGAGGTCTAAATCCAGTAGGGCTACTGCAAAGCGGAAAGCGTGGGCAGAGTTTCGCTTGTTTGTGCTCAATAGGGATAATTGGACATGTGTTACTTGTGGCACTAAGGTTGAGGGCAAAAACGCCCAAGGTGGTCATTTCCTGCACGGAGTTACCAATATGCCCCTATGGCTAGATGAACGTAATGTTTCATGTCAGTGTACCGCGTGTAATTTATATCTATCGGGAAACCTCATAAAATATACTCTCTATATGCAAAAGCAGTACGGGCAAGCGGTAATTGACGAGCTGTTCGCATTAAAAAACGCAGACAAGGAGTTAGGTTATCAGAATATGGGCACAAAGGATTATGAAAAAATCGCAGAAAAGTACAAGGCCCTAAATTCTAAACCTTAAAATCCTCTGTTAACTTTATGAATAATTTGTTCGCACCTGTTCTGCGTCGCCCAAGTTGAGTTGCTATATTCAGTATCTGTTCGCCTAACGTTGAGTTGCTTTTGAAAATGCTTTTTTGCGGGATTTCCCCACAAAACAAAAAGACGCATTTGCGATTATGAGATAGGCATAATCTATGCGTCTTTTATTTGGCTTACAGCCGTTTATTTGACTTAGTTAAGATTGACTAGGCGGTATGTGCCGTCTGCAATCTTTTTCTCTGTGGTCTTTTTGTCTTCCCCTAGAAATAGGTTGCGGTACTTGCCTGTTGTGGTTGAGTAGTCCCATTTGGCCTCGTCAAGCTCAATCTCAACAGTCCCCTCATCACCAAAGCCCTTAACGTCTTCTTTGTCCCATATTGTCTTTACGGCAATAATGGAGTCATAAGATTGAAAAGTGGTACGGCTGATGAAATTCCCCAAAGCGCCTCTTCCCTCTTCCTCAAGGATAAACTGATTTTTAACAGGTTGCCCCTTGCTTCCTGTCATCTGTCTTACTCTCATTTTATTGTAAGGTGCAGTCCTATCTCCCGCTCTTTACTAGCTCCGATAAGCTAGGGAATAGCTTAGCCACTCCATTGAGCCCCTTATGCCGTTTGATAAGAAGCTCAAGCAACGGCTAAAAGTATAGTGAGAATAGGTAAATTGCTACGGCTACAAATAGCCCCACAAAAAACCCCAAAAGCTGATTTATTCTATCTCTCATCAATTGCTCCTGCTCTCTATCCTCGCTTGGTGTTTGTTTTAGTATTGTCATTTTAGTTATTCTTTGATTACTTCGATTAGCGTTAGCTCTTCAAAAGTGTCGTCTACGGGCATTTCCATAGCCATCGTCTTGGCTAACTCCTCGCTCTTTGCTCCCACTAGGGCACTGTGCCTTTCCTCCCACACTACTCTATATGTTGTGTCTTTCATTTTGTTTGTTTTGTTTAACGGCCTTTGATGGTGAGGTGTAGGGAGTAGAAAGCGTCAAGTATTTTCAATCAGTAATTAAATGTGATGTGCTTGGCTTTACTCCCTAACCTCACAATGTAAGTAAAGCATAACTGACAGATAGTACAAGGGGATAACTATACAACGTAAAACCCAGTAAATAAGCCATCAATCCGCCAGAAAGGGTATAAGCAAGTATCAAGCATATAGATAGATAACCTCATACGGGGCAGTTTTGAGGCAAGTATTCCACCATAAAGCCCCATAAAGCGTTCATACATATTAAATAGATAGAAAACCGCAAAGGGGGCTTTGACCTTGGGAGTTAGATATATAGATAGTAGGATAGATAGTGGAAACCCCCGAAAAACGGCAAAGAGCGTATTAGTAGTTAAGTAGTACTATAGGATATAGGTTGAGGATATGGAGTATTGGTGGGTGTGTGTGGGATATAAGCTAGGGTATATGGAGTTGTTAACTTTATATATAGCGTATACATAGCATACATAGAAACCCGCAATAAGGTGATATGCCTTAGGTGAAACCCTTGATATACCCCCTGTATGTATGCGTATATGATAGAAACCGCATAAAGGGGCATGCAGTGCATATATAGAGTATATAGGTAGTGCATACCCCCCCTACCCCCATTTTGTTTCCTTGAGAATAATAATGATAGTCTCTCATAAAATCTCACCTAATATTGGAATAGATGTCTGTTATCAGTTATAATGTGTGGGTGTTAGAAGCTATTGTAATACCTTTGATTATATACTCCTTGCCTGAGAAATGTTTATTCGGGGAAGATGTTGTTTTGGGCTGTACTGCTGATAATGTAATCTATATAAACGAGCGTTTAGACGCTTGGGGGAGGCAATATGTCTTATATCATGAGTTATGCCATTGGTTGGGGGAAAGAAATGAGGATATTTGTACTCAAGTAGCCACTAATTTATCAATATGAACCTAGAAGACTTCTTAAACGAGGCTAAGAAAATGGGTTATGAGGATTTTCAGTATAAGTCAGAGGCTTTCCCTGGTGGAAGGCTAGAGACATTCTTTCTTGGAATGCCCGAGAATGCTCCAAAACTGCCCCAGGAGGAAGTTTCTGTATCTAAAAGTGATAATATATATCCTGGGTGGGTTTTGCCCCCAAAAGAGGGCTTTATTTTCAATTTACGCTACCTTTTGGACTTAGCTCATGCTACCAAGGGGGAAAGGTCGTTAATGGAGGATTTGATAAATAGATTCGATGGCAAAGCCAAAGATGGGGGAAGACGACCTAGCGGTGATGCTCGTGGGGTGTCGGGGAAGGTGGATAGAAAAACTAGAGGACTTCCCCGAAGGGACAAGAGTAGTCCCTTTCATCCTTAGCGATGTGTTCAAAAGGGGATGTAATGGGGAGGTCGCGATGAAGGCCGCGCTAGCAGATGCTGGATACGTCCTAATAAAAGAGTTAAGGAAGATAAGCAAGGATGGCGACAAACCGCGTAAGACAGTTAGTAAGAGAATTACCCAGAAATAACTACATTATGGGGAAAGCGATGAGGGCGGCAGGCTATTCCGACTCTTATTCCCTCAATCCTCATAGAGTTAAGAGAACAAAAGGTTATAATAGACTTATGCAAAAAGAATTAGAGAGATTACAGGGGCTACGAGATAGAGCCATAGCTGGTTTAGAGGGTAAGGACCCATCCCAAGAAGAGTACAAAACGCTGGTTATAGCGTTAGAGTCCTACACTAAGATAATTAACCTGCTGCAGGACAAGCCTACGGAGATTACCATGGCAGTTACTCGCCAAATGACCGATGCTGAGATTGACGCAGAGGAAGAACGCTTAAATGCATTGCTAAATGGCACAGAAACAGGACCCGTTGCTTCTGCTCCAGTTGGAGAGGTTGAAGCGGGAGAAAGCGAGGCGTAACCTCGTAGACTTCGTTAAATATAACTTCTCGGATTACGACACAAACTGGCACCACAAGGTGTTGGCTGAGAAACTAGAAGCCGTAGAAAGAGGTGAAATTCGTCGTTTAATCGTCAACATGCCCCCAAGGGCGGGCAAGTCTACGTTGGTATCTACTTATTTCCCAGCGTGGTATTTAGGCAAGAACCCCGATAGAGAGGTGGTGGTAGCATCTTATTCAGCAGACCTAGCTGTGGGTTTTGGTAGAAGCACCAGAAACCTCGTACGACAGAATGAATATAAAAACTTATTTAAGGTATCTCTAGCAGAAGACTCTAGGAGTGTGGGAAACTGGCACACCGAGAAGGGTGGGTCTTACATCGCCGTTGGTGTGGGTGGTGCCCTTACGGGAAAGGGTGCTGACCTTATGATTATCGACGACCCCATAAAGGGGCGTGAAGAAGCAAACTCGGACACAGTGCGTACAGCCCTATGGGATTGGTATCGCTCTACTGCCTACACCAGGTTGTCCCCGATAGGAGCCATAGTTATCTGTCAGACCCGATGGACGGACGACGACCTCGTTGGGCGTCTTTTAGAAATGGGAGACGAGAAGGCCGACCAATGGGAGATTATTAACTTCGAAAGTATCGCTACGCAGGATTCGGAATACCGCAAAACAGGAGAAGCCCTATGGCCCAACAGATTTCCCCTAGAGAGGTTGGAGGAGATAAGAGCCAACATAGGTCCCTACGAGTGGGCGTCACTTCACCAGCAAGACCCAGTGGACGTAGAGCACCAAGAGTTTAAGAAGCAGTGGTTTAAGCATCGCCCCGCCGAAGAGGTCAAGGGTTATGGTACTAGGAACTTTCTTACTATTGATACGGCTATCTCCGAGAAGGCGTCTGGTGACTTTACTGGTTGGGTGGAGAACTATGTAGACCAAGAGGGGAACTGGAACATCGCCGCTAAGAGGTTCAGGGTGTCCCCTGGGTTTCTGATTAACATGTTGTTTGATTCCTTCCGAGAACATCAGTGGGAGAAAATCGGCATTGAGAAGACTATTTACCTGCAGTCCATTAAACAGTTTATGGATGATGAAATGCGTAAACGAGGAGTCTACTTGCCTATCGTGGAGTTGGAGCATCGCCAACAAGCTAAAGAAGTCCGCATAAGGGGGCTTATCCCAAGATACGAACGAGGTGGCGTGTATCACATTGAGGGTGCATGCGAAGACCTAGAGGGCGAACTGGTTAGATTCCCCAAAGCGAAGTGGGACGACCTCTCGGACTCCCTTGCCTATCAGATGCAGATAGCCGAGAGGCCCTTCCCCCAGGACACAGTGACAAGATACGACATGATGCAGAATAAGGTCGAGAGATTCACCAACGAAATGTTATGAACGAAGAAACTAAACAGTTCAGGGCGATTTTTGAAGCCCACCACGACCCCGAGATTCAGGAGTTAAAGAGGATGCTTCGTCGCAAGCAGGAGAAAATCGAGGATAAAAAGGAAGACTTAGGGCTTGACGTGTCGCAAAACAACTAGGTTATGTGTTAAAATTAAGCAAACATGAAACTGCAGAAGACTGGCAAAGGGACATATAAGTTTATTGGTGATTTGGCCAAAGAAGCTAAGCCCCCAAAGGCACAAAACATGAGTAGGGCACCCTATGTTTTTAATAAGCCCATCAATACATGGGAAGATGACATCAGTGGCTATGTGCGCCAGGTGTTTCCCCCGAAGAATCCCAACACGATTCATTATCGTGCCGCTAATGCCAAGGCCAACTTGCGCAAGGCGATGCAATTAGACCATGAGACAAAAGAAGAAAAGCTAAGGGATGCCGACGAGGCGGCTAGAGCGGCACGCGTTTTGGGTACTCGACAGCGCTTTCCATCAATTTCCAAATATAAACCGATAACCCGTAAATAATATGAAACTGTTTTCACTCATTGAGAATGAAATCAAGCAGTATGTCGAAGGGCAAACTGAGATTCATGACGGGTACAACTTTTCGCAATATAAGCTAGTCCGCAGAATAGTCCTCTATATGAACCAAATCTACCCGAAAGGGAAGATGGATTCGCAGGGCAACTACAAGTACTGGTTTGACATCATTTCTCCTCGTATAGACACCGAGGTAAAGAACATAGACTTTGATACCGCAGACATAATGCTTTACTCGGATTCTGCTGTGGATTCCGCAAAGGTTATTTTGAGCAATCTGTATTTGAAAGAGTGGTTACGCACCACGGGACAGGGAGAGAAGATTAACTCAGTTGTGGAGGATAGCTCGGGATGGGGCAACATAGTTTGGAAAAAGGTTAAGGGGGGTTATGAACAAGTAGACCTAAAGGATTTCTACGTAGTCAACCAAACTGCGTTCTCTCTCAACGACACGCCCGCCATTGAGAGGCACGTTATGACACAGACCCAGTTGCGGGACAAAATTGGTATTTGGGAAAATGTTGAGGAAGCCATTAAGGGATGCGCGGATAAATCGCGTAGCACCACAGTCACAAGTGGCGTTGGGCAAGAAAAAGAAACTCCATACTACGAGGTATATGAGCGTAACGGAGAGGTATCCACAAAAGACTTGTACGAAGCTAGGGGAGAAAGTGGTGGTAGTGAAGACGAGTATGTATTAGCAAAGATTGTCACCGTTGGTATTCGCAAGGGGGGTGGTCAAGTGCAACTCAAATATATCTTATATTCGGACACGATTTCGGAAATGCCATATAGGGAGTACCATCGTGGTAGGTTCCAGGGTAGGTGGTTCCGCACTGGTCTATACGAAATCCTTATGGATTGCCAGACTAGGGCTAACGAGATTGGGAACCAAATCGCCAGAGGACTAGAGTGGTCATCTAAGACTATCTTTAGAAGTTCCGATAAGGTTATCGCCAACAATATCCTGACGGATATGAACAGCGGAGACATCATCCGCTCTAACGATATTCAACACGTTCCTGTGCGCATGGAGGGATTAGACCAACTACTCGCAGATTGGAACAGAATTATTGAAGTAGCTGACAGCCTAGCTAACTCTTATGAGGCGGTAACTGGAGAGAGTATGCCATCGGGTACCCCATTTAGGTTGGGTGCAATGTTGAACCAAAACGCCAATAAGCTATTCGACTTCTTGAGAGAGAAGCTGGCCCTATCATTCACCTCGCTATTAGAGGATTGGGTGTTGCCAGAATTATTAAAAGACCTCAAGGCAGAAAGTGTGATGCGCATTACTGGAGACGACAAATGGGTACGTAGGTTCTACGAACTATTGGTGAACTCGTGGTATAACCGCAATCTTTTGTCTTTCGGCCCACACACAGAAGAAGAGGGTCAAATGATTAAGGAGGCACAGCTGGCGGCGGTCTTACAGAAGAAAGAAACAATGTTAACACTAGAAAGGGGGTTCTGGGGTGAGTTCAAGCCAAGAGCACAAATCATTATTACTGGTGAGCGTGTTGCCCTAACCGCAGAATTGGAGTCTCTATCTAACTTTATTAACCTAGAGGCAGACCCAGTTCGCAGAACGGCCTTAATTGAATTAGCTATGAAGAAGAAAGGAATCGACATAGAGAATCTTCCCAAATCTCCACCAGCACCCGCACCGATGCCAGAGGCACAGCCAGGTCAGCCGATGCCCCAAACAGCGGGTATGATGCAGCAATAAAGGGCGAAAACAATAAAAAACAAAACAAAACAAAACAATAAAATGGCAAAACAACCAAGACCATGGGGAGTGGCGTTGCCAGGGTACCGCTACCCAGCAGTAGAAGGACCAGGGAACCCAGGTTGGGAGAGGAGGCATCCCCAAGAGGGGGGAGTAAAAGTTCTCAACCCAGGTGGGGCTGGAACGCAGACCAAGAAACCCGTCGTGTCCGCCAGAAAACCCGTCGTGTCCGCCAGAATCAAGCCAGGTTTTAAAAGCCCACAACAACCAGAGAGAACAATTGGTGGACAATCCAAGAAACCCGTCGTGCCCGCCAGAATCAAGCCAGGTTTTAAAAGCCCACAACCAAGCGTGAGGACTAATTCCGCACTAAAAACATTACTCCCCAAGGGAGCAAAGGTCAGATTCACTAAGTAAATAAAAAGGTGGCAAAAGATAGATTAAATAGGGAGGACTTAATCCAGTTGAATTGGATGTCCGAAATTAAACGCAGGTTAGCCTTTGAGCATAAAGCCGTAGAGGTTTATTTGGAGCTCTGGAAGAACGAAAAGCTCACCGAGAAGAAGATAGACACGCAGATTCCACACGAGATTAACCTAGAAACTGGTATCATAAGGATGGCCGAGGATACTAGGAGAAAACCAAAAATAGAAGAAGATGGAACTAAAGGAAATTAAAGATTTTCTAGAATCAGGACAGGGGAAGAAGATGAAAGAGTACTTGCAGATAAGGCTAGATAGCTTGGGTAGCATCTACTTCCTCAAAGACATCAACGACCCAGTGGAGTTGGCAATAGAACTAAAGGCCCAAAGGAAGGCACATTTAGTGCTACAACACATTCTAGATGATATAATGGCAACAGAAGCGGCTGGAGAAAAGACAGAAGACGATAGAGATATTCCAGGTGTTTAACATAATTTAACAGGGGTGGCCTTGTGGCGCGGACTCTGTGTCTGGTTTGGCCACCCACTCTCGGACACAGATTCGGCGCCATAAGGCGTCGATTCGTTTATCACCAGATAAACAAAGGTCGTCTAATCAGTCTAAATAAAAAATGGACGAAGAAAATGACCTCGAGACTCAGGACACTCTAATACCTGAAAACGAGGAGAGTGACTCTCAAGACACTCCAGCAGAAAGCGAGACTGCTGACAAAGATAAAATTATCGCTGACTTGCGTGAGCAGAATAAGCAGTTATTCGCTCGCACAAAGAAGGCCGAAGGTAAAGGCCACAACATTGAAAACACGGAGGCAAAACCTCCAGTCGTTCCCGCTCAAGACGTCAAATCAATTGTCGCCGCTGAGTTAGAGGAGCGAGACCTAGATTCCCTTGAAGTTAGTGATAACGTCAAGTCGGAAATTAGGGCCATTGCTAAGGCGAAGGGGATTTCCATTCGTACTGCCGCAAAGTCCGACTACATTGGATTTATCCAAGAGAAGGAAGTTGCAAAAGCACGCGAAGAGGAAGCATCCGCTTCTACCAAGGGTACTGGCAAATCAGCTAAACGAGACTTCAGTAACCTTACTGAAGAGGATATTCTCAAACTAGATGACGAAGGTTTCGCCAGCTATAAGGAGAATCTTCGAAAGCAAGGATAAAGGTTGACTGAGTTAATGTCCGTTTGGCTCACACAAAACAAATGGCAAACTCATTATCCGCCTTTACACCCGCCTATTGGGCGAGGGAAATGCAGGACATCTTCTTTAAGGAGAGTTCGGCATTAGTCTTGGCTAACACGGAATTACGTGAATACTTGAGCGATGGAGACACATTGCACAAGCCTTACCGTAGCTACTTGTATGCTCAGACATACACAAAAGGCACAGATATAAGTACATTTAACGACCTAACGGCCACAGACGACACTTTGACGGTTGATACCACAAGGGTGGTACCTTTCTACATTGACGATTTGGACCGCATTCAGAACAAGTGGGACGCCGCTGCGAAAGCTGCACAGGATGCCCAGAGAGTTCTTAACCAAGAACTTGACCAGGCTATTCTCGCAGAATACTCAAACGCCAACTCATTCGTTTCTGCTCAGGACTTGGGAGGTTCAGGCACTGGTTCAATTGCAATCACTGCTGCGAACATCTCCAATCTGTTTACCGCCGCCGCAAGGAAGCTGGATTTTTACAGCGTTCCCCAGGCTGGTAGGGTA